ACAAAATTCAAAGCATGCTTATCGAAAAGGGGGGGTATGGGGGTCGGAGCTTGGGAGTCTGGACCGGGCGGCGAGTTTACGAGCCGCATAAAAGCCCGGGCGCGAAGTTATCCACAGGTTATCCACAACTTATCATACTTAATACTTGACACAACATCTAGTATCCTGGGCATAAAAAAAGGGCGATATGTGGGATATCGCCCTTTAGTCATCAACACATTAGGAGAAACTATTGTGCTAAACCTAATCTCTTTAGTAAGTAACCAATATCTTTTTGTAAGTGCTGTATCAATTCCAATGATCTAACATCGTCATTGTCTTTGTTCTCAACAACCCATTCAACAAGGCTATTCATCAACACACCACTAACTAGCTTCCAATCCATTGAGTCAGATTTGGGAACTGATGAGATGATATGCTTTAGATCAGTAACAGTTGCTTGATCTTTAGTGTATTCAATTACTTCTTTGATAACACTACTAATATCTACATTGTTTACTGATTTGTTTTCAGTCGTAGTAACTTCATTAGTCATTCTATTTCTCCTATAAATTAATGACACTATAAAACACTAAAAACCATAATAGTGCAATAGCTAATAAGAACATTGGGAAATTCATTGTGTATAACTCACATTGTTTATTTCTGTGATTGTGTCTGGGTTTACATTCGCCCAACCATGATCACCTTTATTACTAACACAGAATACCAATAGATAATTTGGGTGTTCTCTTACTTCTCCACTCTTGGTAAATCTATAGCCATTCTGTCCAATGATACCTCTTTTAATATGTCCTTGTTCTCCGTTATTCTTTGTCCACTTAATACTGAAAAATCCAAGTTTAACAATATCGTGAAATTGTTCTTTAGTCATATTTACCTTTCTATTTATAGTTATAATATAAGCATTAATAACCTAAATACAACAAATCAATTAAGGTAATAATAAGACATCTGTAATCAATCTCAACCCTGAAGTTACCCTGCTGCCCGTGCCCCGGGCGAACAGCTCACAGCTGTAGTATTAATAGAGGGAGTATGCGGGAGCTTGGGAGTTTGGGGGAATAGAACGGACTTCTGATCAACCGAGTAAGGACTAAACCCCATTACCATCTCCTTTTGAGGCAAGGGCCGAATAACTCCGTTTATCTTGCCTCGTATAATAGGGCTACACATTAAAAGAGGTAAGCCACATCCTATTATGTCCTTATTATATCATCAAATGTAACCCATCTCAACCCTTTCTTTCTTTTTCTTGTGGATAACATTTCCAGTCAGGAGGGAGGAAATCCCGGGGCGCCCGCCAGCAGAACTGGCAGCTCAGGACCGCAGCTGCTGGAGCTGCGTCCCGGGAGCTTGAGGAGTTTGAATGGAGTTTAACCACTCATCATCCTATATATTACCACCAAAATAACGCAGAAAACCACGATTTTCAATGGTATGAGTAATGTTAGTCAGTCCATTTGCACCTTCTCTTTCTACCTGCAATTCCAGGTTATTACATCTTACCAGGCATCTCCTGGATCTGTCAACAGGAAATTCAGGAAAACAAATGGCGGAAATCAGCCATTCTCTTCATGGAGGAAATCCCGGCGCGCGCCCCGGTGCGAAAACCACATCTCCAAATGAAATCCCAGAAAACCGCCATTTATAATCGGAGTTTGGGAGTTTACCCGCTGCGGGCCCGGTGCGTAACTATCCACAAGTTACCCACAACTTAATGTGGGTAACTATAGTGGAGTTTGGGAGTTAGAGCCTAATGCTCTTGCGGACTAAATATGTTCTTTATACCTTGAGCAAAAGTTTGCTCTTGGTCTTCAGCCATAGCTTCAGCCCGTTTCGCATTACGAGTCATAACAGGAACAACCCCATCATAATGATTCGCAATTCTCTTGAGTACTTCGTTATTTTCTTCTAATCCGTCTGCAATCCTATTGAGTGCGTGACTAATATGCTCGTCTACAACCATAATAACCTACTTTCTATTTATGTGGAACATAACACAACTGTGCTCGAGTGACTCGCAATGAGTGCCTAGCTAATGTTTAATGTTCCATATGTATTATAACATAAACTTATCCACAATGCAAGAGATCATTTGGATTATTTTGTCAGGAAGTTCAGGCGCCGGGCGCCCGGTGCGCAGCACCAGCAGCCAAGATCCAAAATCAAAGTGGCAGTTTTACGGGAGTTTCAGGAGTTTGGGGAGTTCCGCAGCGAGCCCGGGCCCCAGCTCCCCAGACCACAGGCAGCCGTCCACTGAATCGTAGTCTTTTTCACGGAGTTCTAGGAGTTTGGAGCTTGGAAAGAGTTTCGTGGTCTTCCGACCGGGATCATATATTAAGATAAATACAGGTGCGCCATGTATCATATGAAGCACATTCCAGGCGATTTGAAGAGGTGAAATTGATACTCTAGCAGCTCCCTTCTTGTTACGTCTTACAACCTTCAACTCAAGCGTGAAAAATCCAACATCATTGTGATATATCAAGCAATCTGGGAATCCAGGAGTAACGTATGACTCAATACGAGTTATAATATATTTCTTACTCCCATTTTCCAAACATTTCTTTAAATTCTTGTAAAAATTTGTTTCCGTTTTTACGGTCATATACTCTTTTGCTCTTCACTACTTTCTGCTGATACTTCGGTGATGTCCTTAATTCCTTCGCTACTGGATTTCTCTTCGACCGATAAGACAGTTTTATGACCTTCTTTTTTAAATTTTCCATCTAATCCTAATTCCTTTAATTGCTTGAGAACATCTTCCCTTGACATATCATCAATTGATCCTGTTCTAATCTCTTTTCTTTCAACATATAATCCTGCAGCTTGACCACGTAATCTTTCGGCATTGATAGCAGCACTGTGTGACTTGTCTCCAAGTGCCCTATCTCTTAGTCTAGCCAGTTCCTGGACATGCTTGTCCATTTCAACTTTGTGTGTCTCTGCAAGCTCACTTCTTTTCTTCCTGACAGCAGCAACAACACGTGGGTATCGCTTAATGCTTAATAGCTCGGAAGCTGTAGTTGCAGCACGCTCTCTCTTATACCCAGACTGCCTTGCACATTCTGTTGGAGTCAATCTGCCTTCATTGGCAGTATATATTTCTACGAAAATCCGCTGTTTTTCAGTCAATCCATCCTCTCCTCTTGGGTATTTCAATGCCATGTCTCTGGTATTACGGATGGTATTACGAGTGACCTTTTCTTCCAAGGTAGCTAACTTGTTGGTATATATATCTTTTTCACTCATTTTAGCCTAAAAATACTCCTTTTTACTCCAATTATTCAATTTGCCAATACTTTGCCAATACCCGCTATCCCTTATCCCATATGACGAATTAGGGTTGGTATTACGGTATTGGCAATATCCCGGTAAAAAGAAAAAATAAAAAAACTTTTTAGCATCCAGCGCCAATACAATACTGTTCATAGTAAATACATTGATCTACTGGAATGTGGCAAAAAGTCAAGATATCCGCGCCTTTTAAGGGCATGCATCTTGGAATGCACATTACTCTTTGATTTCAGTCCAGTGAGTTGTTTAAGCTCCTCGTACGAAGGAGCATAGCCATTTGCACTGATAAATGATTGAATTTGTTGAAGAAACTTGTGTTGCTTGGGTGTCAATCCTTTTTTATCACCCGTAATACCTTTGCCAATACTCTTATTTTCTAACATATGTCCTGTCCTCTCTTCCTGGAAATTCACTGTATCCCTTCGCATCTGGGTTAGGCCCATAGGCCTTCCTCGTATGTCGGAGCATCTCGTTGTATCCCCATTCATTTATGGTCTCTTGTGTAATTGATTTTTCCAATGTATCTTTCAGTTCCTTTTCTTTTTCACTGAGCTCCAACCGCGTAGGACCCTTCTTCCTAACATACGTAGTTATTTTAGCCCATGTAATTATTATATCACTTTTTTTTGGTCGAAGGAAGCCTTTCTCTTGGTCCAAGCGTGGTAGTTCCTCCTCCTTATCAAAGTTGTTCTTAATGAATTCAAGCACATCCTTATCCTCCTCAAACTGTTTGACCACTTTTTCAATGACCCTTTTGTCCTTCCATAAGTTAATCTCGTATGTCTGCATAGTTTGCCTCTAAATATTCTATCTTTTTTACCCACCCTTTTGGTATGGTAATGTAACGTCCGCCGTTTTTATCATCCGGGTCCACACACCACGATCCCATGACAATGACCACTCGCTCATCATTCTTGATCATCCACCCAATGTCCATCACTGTTGCAAGATCGCCCTTCAGCATGTCCTCAAGTGACTGCCACCCCGTCTCGCCGTCCATGGCATCCATCCAGGTAACCTTCACCATAGGCCATGAGTTAGGCTGCTTTAGTTTGTCTGGTTTCGGCTGTTCCACTTATCACTCATTTCATCAAATTTTTGTTGTACCTCCACGCCATCATACCCCGCTTCCGGTGTAAGGCTGGCACGTTTTTCCTTGTCATCAATAAATTCGTTTATAATTTCCATGAGCATCAGTGTACTGAAGGATTCACCGTACGCCTTGACCGCCTGCATCTTATCCAATAGCGAAGGAAAAGACATGTTCTCACGCTCGCCCTCAATAAGAATGGTTCTAATTTCTTCTGTTGCTTTTCTTAGTCCGTCCATCATGTATCTTTATTTCCCTCCGTTCTGATTCTTTTTCTATTAAGTGCATCATTTGCTGTCCCGGTCCACGATGCACGATCAACCCCATTTGCACCAATGCATCATAGTAGGGGATCTTAATCGCCACACTCTTGTATTTTGTCGTATCAACCACGCTTCGTTTTCCTCTTGAATTTTTTGTTCATTCGCTGCAATATCCTCCCCATGAAATGCTTACCAGTTCCTGGATGGCGATTGATGGTTCCATTTACTTGTGTGTGCATGGTTCCTGTATTCTTAAATTCTTTTTTATATCCATTAGCCATTTTTTTCCTTATCTATTAGTCAGTGCCTTCCCAATCTTCATTGACGTCAATATTTTCCTCATCCTCAATGATCTCATTGATCTTCTCGACGATTATTTCTTCCTTTTCATGAAGTCTGTTTAGTTTATCAAGCTGTGTCTTGATCTTCTGTAATGGTGTCTTTGGCATATTGCCTCCTATAATTTTTCAATCTTGTCAACCCACTCCCTAATGAGTGGCTTTCCCAACTGCATTGGACCCTTTAAATAGTGTCCGCTTCCGTCCTTCGATACATACTGCAATGTGCGTATCATCGCGTCTTCTTCGTTTTTCGCACGGATGGTGTACGCAAAGGTGTATTCCCTTTTCGTAATGATTCGGTACGTGTTCTTTTCCTCGCCCTTTTCAACATGAAATGTATTAATTCCACCAATGCGCCTATCAATTTTCCCTTCCTGGGGCCGTTCGAAGGAGATAACTTTTTCCTTATAGTGTTTAGCTTCTTCAAGCGCTTGCTTGGTTTTCTTTTCACGGATTTTTTGCCGCTCGGCTTGAATATGTTTTTCTTTTTGCTCATTCATCGGATATTTTTTATCGTGGCAATCTCATCAAAATGGTCTTGTCTCCTCATATCATCCAGATAGCTATCTATTCCGTATTCGTAACGGCGGGTGAGGATTATGTGAATCCTCTCCCACCTCTTACGGTCGAGCAACTCTTGTTTTGTCTTCGGAAAGCGCAGTGCCTTCCCTCCAAGACGTTCTTTTTCCTTAGCTAATCTGTCGTACAAACTTTGTTTCGTTTCCATTCTCATTTTCTGTTCGAATAATAGTACACTATTACAAGCCCTATAATTATTACAGTGGCGAAAACAAGGAAATCAGTAGTAAAATCCGTCATATTCCCAACCATACTCTGTAGATCCATAGCAAAACCTGAAACGCTATCCAGATCTTGATGGGTATTAAAAACAGCCAAAACAATGACCAAATCATCTGCGCACCGCTATGTAGTCATAGTCAAAGTTGTCATGCTTTCGCTGCACCAACGTGA